AACTTATACAGCAAATAAAAGATTTAGAATAATTCAACCTAGCGCTATTCAAGAAGGAAAAGATCAAGAAATTAATATTCCTGTTTATAATGATTTAGGAGAAGCTATTGGTAAGTCTATGGATATAGCTGCTCAAAAGTATGACATCAGAATTATATCTGGTTCTACTTTACCAATAAATAGATGGGCATATTTGGAAGAATTAAAACAGTTAATGCAAATGGGAGTTGTTGATGATGTAGCAGTTCTTGCTGAAACAGATATCAGAAACAAAGATAAGATTGTTCAACGTAAATCTCTTTATGCTCAATTGCAAGGTCAAATCCAACAACTATCTGAAGTACTTAAAGATAGAGAAGGAACTATTGAAACTCTTGAAAGACAACTTGTTCAAGCAGGTATAAAACAAAAAGTTATGCAAGCTGATGTTGAAATCAATAAACAAAAAGAACAGATAAAAACTGGAATGAAAGAAGAGTTGATTCAAACAGAAGGTGAACAAAAACTTCTAAGAGGTCTTATGGGGGGAAATGCAAACCTTCAAAAGGCTAGAATGGGTGATATAGTTCAAAATGTTAAAAAAGATTTGGAAAATACAACTGAAAATTAATAAACTATAACTAGTAAAAAAGGAGAAATCATGGAAGAATCTAAAGGTAACCCTGAAATTGGTATGCAAGGTGACTCGCTTGAAGAAGCTGGGTCAGCTCAAGAAGCAACCGATTCAGGCTCCAATGCTTTTTTTAATGATCTTGAAAACCAAGTTAATGGTGGTATAGTAGACGCTGAGGCAACCCAAAGTCAATCAAGTGGCCCCGAACAGGTAACCCACGCTAATTATGACAATGGCTCCAATAGAGTGGCGGAACAGTCCAATGGCGGCACGGACTGGCAAAAACGATATACAGATAGTAGTCGAGAGGCCGTTAAGTGGAGAGATCAGTACAAACAAGTTGAACAATTTGTACCTGTTCTCGATGCTATGAAAAAAGATAGCGGACTTGTAGAACATGTTCGTAATTATTTCAAAGAAGGTGGAGCACCAGCAAAGTCTCTTCAAGAGAAGTTAGGTCTTGATGAAGATTTTGTGTTTGATCAACAAGAAGCAGTAACAGACCCTGAGTCTGATAGCGCTAAATTAATGAATGCTCATGTAGATACATTAGTTAGTCAAAGAGTCGGGCAAATTGCTAATTCTGAGCGACAAAGATCCATGCAAATGTATCAAGCTAAGAAATTACAAAAAGATGAAATAGATTTTAAAGCTAAACATGGAATGACTGATGAGCAATATGCTGTTTTTAAAGAGCAAGCTTCAAAGCATACTATGACTTTAGATGATGTTCATTATTTGTTAAATAAGAATCAAACAGCTCAAAATGTTGCTTCAAATACGAAGCAAGAGATGCTTTCTCAAATGAAAAATGTACGAAATATGCCTACATCTGCTAGTGGAGCTAATAGTCAAGGCGGAGTAACGAGTGAAGACAGAGGTGTCTTTGATTCAATTCTCGGCAATGATAATAGCGTAGATAACTTGTTTGGGTAGATAAATTTTTAATCTGTCCAAGCTTAATTTTTAATCTTTTAAGGAGATAAGATGGCAGATAGCAATACTATAGGCGGTAATAGCCTATATAGTGGAGGCGGTCTTAATACTTTAGATGGGTCTGCGAGTGGTAACGCCACGTTAGATACTGGTGCGTTACGTAGAAAGTATAATTTTGGTGATTATGTATCAGAATTATCTTTAGCGCAAGATCCATTCTTTAGATTTTTAAGTATGGTTTCCAAAAAACCAACAGATGATCCTGCATTCAAATTTACTGAAAAGCGATCATCTTACACAAAACGATATGCTTATATGTCTGATTTTAGTACAGCAGCAATATCTGTGCCTGCAACAGATCCCTCAACAACTGGGACACCTGCAGCAGGTAATGTGTATACATTTTCATTCTTTACCGACTATAATAATGACGGTAATATGCAAAATATATATGGACAGGCTGTTGACTACTATGAAGGCGCAGATGGAACTCAACCAAAGTTCTTCATACCTGGTCAGATAATTAAAGTACCTCACGGATCAACAGCAGCTAATGCAGATGCTGGTACAGTTTCAGGTTATTCACTATGGAAAGTTAATAGTGTAGATCTTGATACATTACCAGAAAGTTCTTCAGCAGCAGCTACTGGTGTTAATAAAGCTGTTGTAAATGCAACATGTGTTAAAGGTTCTGGTTCAGCTGTATTTTTTACAAATGCAGTAGCTAGTTCTGATATAACAGACGAATCAGCAGCTGGTTTAGCATATGATGCTAGCATAACTACAACAACAAAGTCTACAGAGTTTATGGAAAACTTTAAATGCTATGTTGTAGGTTCAGCTTTTGGTGCAGGTACTGGTTATCCAGAAACTTGGGCAGATCAGCCTTACTCAACAAACTATGGTCAAACTCAGATATTCAAAACTTCAGCAGTTATGAATAATACTGATAGAGCTACAGTTTTAAAGTATGAAGGCAATGAATGGGCTCGAATCTGGAAAGAAAAACTAATTGAACATAAATGGGATATTGAAAACGCATTATTGTTTGGTTCATATAGTTCTACTTATGGAACAACAGAAGGTGCAGTTAACTTTATTTCAACATATGGTAATAAGTTTAGTTTAGCACATTCTACCAAAACACAAGACTCTTTCCTAGATGACTTGTCAGCAATGTTAGACCCTAGATATAATAATGCTGGTTCAACTGTATTTTTCTGTGACACAGCAACATACAATTGGCTACATAAATTATCTGGTTACTTTGCTAACAATATTGAAATTTCGCCTAATTATAGAGCAGATTTCTCAATATCAGGTAAGAAAAAAGTGTTTGGCATAGATATAACAACTATATCAACTGTATATGGTGATATGAATGTAGCACGAAACGTTCACTTAGATGGTACTAATGTTAAAATGATTGGTATTAATATGAAATATTGTGCATACAGACCATTAGTTGGTAATGGTATCAACAGAGATACTTCAGTCTACGTAGGGGTTCAGACATTAGAGAACTCAGGAGTCGATCGTAGAGTAGATCAAATCTTAACTGAAGCTGGCATGGAGTGGTGTTGTCCTGAGACTCACGCTCTGTGGACATAGGAGGTTTATTATGGCAAATCCAATGTATGGACAAAATAAGTTCGATGATAAGTTAGATGTTAAGGGTAAACTTAACAAAAGCGGTGGTATACCAGTTCAAGATAGTGGTGGAGTTGCACCTGTAGGTGGAATTATACAAGTTCCTTGGGGTGTGTATAATGGCGCAGTAGCTTCTGGTAATGGTTATGATTTAGCTGATGCTGACCCATATGCAGAGTCTGCTACTCAATTATTCCCTTTAGGTACTACACTTGATTGGGGTGACAGAGTATTCAAGTACGCTCAAATGGACGGTGCAGTAACTGCTGGTAAGTTATTACAACAGGCTGCAAACGTTGTAGCTCATCATAGTCAAAATGATATGACTGGGGCTGTTTCTGCTACTACAACAGATACTTCTGATATCTCTATAGAAACTGCTGGCGATACTGACCTTACTCTAAATCAATATCAAGACGGATATTTGATTATAAATAGTGGAACTGGTGCTGGGCAGTCTTGGAGAATAAAATCTCATCCTGCTCATAATCATGGTGATGATCCAACAGTTGTTATTACTGTTTATGGTAAAGTTGTAACAGCCTTAGCAAGTGGTGCTAGTACTGAATGTACTTTAACTAGTAATCCTTATAAAGATGTTATTGTAAGTCCTACAACTGCTACAGGTGGTGTAGTTGGTGTAACTAACATTGACATGACAGATGATTACTATGGTTGGATACAAGTTAGAGGACCAAAAGCATGCCTTGCTGGCGAAACTTTAGTTCTAGGTATGTCAGTCATGGCATCTGATGCCGATGCTGGTGCAGTTATGCCAGATAATGGTGATGACTTAGAGCCTGTTATCGGTGAAGTTATGGCAAGCGTAGTAGTGGATGCTGAATACAATCTAATTAATCTAAAAATAGGTTAAGGAGGTAGATAATGGCTAAATTAGGCGCGAATGCTGGATGGAGTGAAAACTATGTAGAAACTATTACTGCAAGTCAAACTTTAAGCTATAATGATAGTGGAAAAGTTTTTCTTGTAGGTACAGATGCATTAGTGATTACTTTACCAGCAACTCAAGCAGGATGTAGATATACCTTTGTTAATTCAGGTGATGATGACGCAGTATTAATTACTGTTAGTCCGAATGCATCTGATGCAATAATAGGAACTATCGCAGCTGTTTCAATGACTGCTAGTGACGATGGCGATCTAACTAATACTAAATCTGGAGCTAACAAAGGCGATTGGGTAACAATCGTTGGAGATGGTAATGAAGGATGGTATATTATAGGTGGTGATGGTGTCTGGGCAGGAGCTTAGATAGTAAATAATAATGACTCGCCCTCCTGATAGTGTGTTCTCTCAGGGGGGTGGGTTAAACTAAAGGAAATAAATGAATTTTGATGATCAAGTAGAGATGTTAACTGGAATAACTATTAGTAGTTCTGGTACTGTTCCGACTGAACCTCAATTAACACAGATGTTAACTGATGGAGTTAGTGACGTTACACAAAAACATCTTGCTATGAAACCTCAAGATGCACCATTATTTGCTAGATCAACATCAGAATCTACAAGTAACGGTGGATTAGGTGCTAATATAGGTAGATTAATTTCTGTTGTAAGAGAATCTGGAACTAATAATGATTGGAGAGGTTGTAGAGAAGTAACTTTAGATGTTCAGTCAAGAGTTACAGATGCAAGTAGTATACATTATGCGTCTAAATTTAATCCAGCCTTTTTAAGAGGTGGTGACGGGGCTGTTTTAGTATACCCAGCACCTGATACAGGTGGAGCAGACTCTTACAAAGCATATTATGTAAATGAAACTCCTGTTAATAGTAGTGATGCTACCTTAGCATATAATCATAATGATCTTAATTATTTCCCTAAAGATAAAGTATATTTAGTAGTATTATTTGCTTCAATAAGATCATTAGAAGCTGCAATTGCTGATACAAGTGGTGCTAATAGTGATATAAATACAGCTTTAGGTGCAATTAAGACCAATATTGATGCTGCTGTTGCTGAAGCTTTGTTAGCGAAGTATGAAGCAGCAGAAATTGCAGCACAGGTTGATTCTGCTAGTGGTAGTAGTGACTTTCCTGCAGCATTTACTGGATTGAGAAATGCTATAAATAACTTTAGAGCACATGAAAGTGCAGATGGTCCCGTTTTATTTGGTGATGAAACCCAATATCTATCAGGTATAGGGT